GCAACTGCGCCAGCACTTAAAACCGTTGTAGTACCAGGTGTTACTGCGCTAATTGTGCAGTCACCAACACCAATGTTTAATACTGTAAGTGCTGTGCCAACTGGAAATGCCACGCTTGCATCTGTTGGGATCTTAAATGCAATAGCGGTTGCTTTGTTCATTACCTCTAGCACTTGGTATGAATCTGCAAGTACAGCTGTGTAATCTGTGGTGTTGGCTGTGCCTACTGTGAAGGCAACCAAAGAGTTATAGTTGGCTGCTGTTAATACATCGCCTGTTACGGCTGGTAAACCTGATGGCATTTCTACTCCTTAATAAGATAAAACGTTTTGCCCTAAGACACCGTAATCTACGTTGCCTATTATAAACCCATCTATGATCGGTTCAAGCGTGGTGAAGGTGGTTTTCCAACTATTTGGGGTGATGTTTAGGCTCACTCCAAAAATCTGTAGGGTTTTCTCTATGGTTGATCCGCCTGGCTGGGTGGTAAGCACTGTAATCGGATCAAAGAAGTCAAGCTCTAAGGATGCCAAGATGCCTGCATTGTAGTCAGGCGTGTATAAATCCAGGGTAATGGAGTCCACTCGTATACTGGTCTCAGCTCTGGATGCCACATAAGCCAGGGCGTAGTCCAGGGCTACTGCATCGGTCTGCATCATAAGGTCATTTAAGAAGTAGGAGTGTAAGAAGTATTTATCTATAGAGGCTTGGTTGGTTGCAACCTGTGGTGAGCCACCTATCCTAGATACAGTTGCTTTGTTAAATACCAAAACATCATTGAGCACCCAAGTAGCATCTTTATAAAGGATGCCTGTGCCATCATCTGCAAATAGTGTTGGCGTGCCACCAATAGAGCTAACAGTTACCGATCTATCTTGGAATACAAACGAGCCGCTAGCATCTACATACAATGCGCCGTACTCGCTGTTTTCGATTGTAGTCATAGCCTGTAGTGCCGTGCGGTTAGTGCCTGGATCTGCCTGCACTGTAGTTAAACCTGTATCCACATCACGCATAGAGTTAGGCCAGTCGATCTCATCTAAGATTTGGTTAATACGTGTGCCAGTTAAGTCTCCAGCAGTTGCACCAGTGACTGTGCTGATCTGTGCGTTATTGGCTAACCTAAAGGCATCTACAGCTTGTATGGTTGTATATGCAACATCTTCTGCATCCTTAGGATATGTAGTTACATAACTTGTAATAAAGCCTTGAAAAATAGGATAAACAACGCCTGAGTAAGTAGCAGTGATCTGCACCTTACGCATTGGGCTAAGGAGTCCCGCATAGGGCGATAGCGGGTTCTGTGGGTTGAAATCGCCATTCTGATCTACTATGCGCAGTGTTAGGTTGCCAGTTTGGAATTGATCCGATAGTGCATTACGGCCACGCTTTGTCTGCACAGACATAACTTGGTTAGATACATCAACGATTACAGCTGCTGAATCTGCAAAAACGTTTGTGCCAAAGATGCCTTGGTCAAAGATCATAGCCTGGGCGGTTGCTGGCCCAGTGCTAAAGTTAATTATCGCATTTACTACAGGTACGGTCATTGCGCAATAGATCCCGCAGATGAGGTGCTGTAGCCAGTACGTTGAGCATTTTGTATCATATCGGCTACCCATTGAGATAGTTGATCTCCTGCTGTTGCGGTATCAACAGTAATTCTTAAATCGCCATAACTCATTGGAGTTGCAAAGCTGCCTGGTGCATAAACTGGGTTACCACTACCAACTGGCACTTCATAACCTGGGCTACCTAATGGCCCTTGTGGTACTGGGAATGCTGAACCTACGCCTGGAATGTTAAATGCTGAGGGCGGCACATAAGCACCTGCGGCAATTTTAGCGTTAATCTTGTTTATGAGAGAGTCATTCATTGCAGACATTTTGGCTATCTGGGCTGTTAATGCGTTTGTTGCACCACCAAAGGTGTTGGCTAATTCTTGTGCTTTTTTACCAGCATCCATTTCAGCATTGATCTTTTTAGCCAATGCCTCGTTGTTGTCTAGTATTGCTAGTTTAGCCTGTATGCGTAATTTAGTTTCAGCATCGGTAGCCTCGTTTAATGCTTTAGTATAGCCAATGCGTTCTAAGTCAAATTTTTCTGCCAGCTTATCTACTTCTGATTTTTGTTTTAACTTATCGTTTTCTAACTTACGCAATGCCACGTTATTTTTAAGGGCAGCGGCCTCTAATTTTCTTTGTTGTGCCAGGATTCTGCCAGTAGCAGGAGTTTCTCTAGCTGGGGCAGTTGGAAATTTACCTCGTGAGTTTATCTCGTTTAACTTGCCTAATGTATTAAATATATTTCCATAGGTCACAATATCTTTTAATGTGGTAAGTCCAGGTATTTTCTTTAGCTCGGCAATGAATACTCCAAAGCCTTTAATGGTATTGCCTGTGGTTTTACCCAGGTTTTCCATCTTTCGAGTGGTTTCTTCAATACTTGTATCTGCACTCAAAGCCTCTAAAGCACCAATAATGCCTTTGCCAATTTCTTCCGATACGTTAGCACTTGCAACTCTTAACAGATCCATCTTGCCTGAGTAAGTGCTTAATCGTGCCTGTGCTTGTCCAGCAAACTTATCGTTTAACTCAGCGAGGATCTTGTCCATATCGCCAGCCTTAATGGTGGCTTTGCTTAAACCTGCGCCTAATCTGCTAAGAGCTGTGGTTTGTCCTGAGTAACCTTTTGCTAATGCTTGGCTAACCTCTGCCAATGATTTACCTGTTGCAGCACTTACATTAAGAGCAGTGTTTAATGCTTCTTGGCTTAGAGTAATAGATCCAGTAACAGTTAATAATGATTGGAAGGCCGGTCTTAATTCATCATCTAATACACCACTAACCTTCTGTAAATTAGCAATATACATCTCAACGCCTGGTGCGCTGAATTGGTAGCCAGTATTCTTTAATTGCTGTTCTAAGGCTTTGGCTGCCTTCTCATCTTCTGCAAAGGCATTAACGGCCTTCTTGCTGTAATTAATTAATGCAGCGGCACTAAGTGATACACCTATTGTCCTGCCTAGTTTTTGTATTTGTTTTTCAAAGGTGTTTATATCTTTACGTGCGCCTTTAAGGGCTTTGCCATTCCAGGTTGCCGTTGCGGCTACAAATATATTGGCCATTATGCTGCCTTCTTAATCTGTGTGGTTTTGTTAAAATTATCAGCTGTGCCATTAATGGCTTTTACTATTGTCTCGTAAACCTTCATACTGTCTTGTGCCCAAGCCTTGTAAACTAAACGGCCTTGTGTTTTACGGCCACTAGCACGCACATCCTTAACCTTTGGTTGTTTTGTTACAGGCTCTAATGCAGCTATAAATTGCTGGCTTGCAAAAGGATTGTTTGAGTTATAAGCCTGTACTGCCTTGCTACGAGCAGACTTTTTGCTATATGTGCCGCCTTGTCCTTCGGATGTTCTATACTCAAATGGTGCACGGCCTTGTGGGTTTAAACGGCCTGCTACTTCATAGATTGATCCAGGGCGACTTACGTTATAAACATACTGGCTAACTTGGAATCCATTTTTAGTAATCTTATTCTTGCCAGGGTTATAACCAATGCCTTGTCTTGCTACAGTTGCATCATATTTGGGAAATGGCTTATAGCCAACATCCGATGATAATGGTTTAACCCAGCCAGATAAAACGTCTCCATTGCCGGGTACAAAACTTTTAGCTTTAAGAGCTACGCCACGCATTAATGGGTCAATAGCCACACTAATACGCTGGCGCATATCTTCGTCAATTTTAACTAAGCCCTTAAGGACATCTTTAACGCCTACGACCTCTGCTGGCATTTCTGATCTCCTTAGCTCGATCTGTTAAGACCTGTACGATGGCTGCGTACATTTCTGTATCCATATTGATAAACTCGCTAGGCGCAATTCCAGTCTCTACACTTAAAGCGGCAATGCTGTATAAAGTTGAGTTGCGCTGTATTATTTTTTTTCTTCGTCTAATACCTCAACGGTTTCCAAAGTATCAATAAACTCTGTACCCCATAAAGGTATCTGTGCGCCAGCCCTACGTAAGCATTCATAAGCCAGCCAGAAGATTTCTGTTTGACGTTCGTGCTCACGTAGGACTTTGCTAATGCCTGATCCGTACTTCAATTCGAAAGCGTACTCGACACCTGGAGTTATCTTGTGCTCTGATACTTCTCCATTAGCCCTTGTTATCTTTAGCTTTGCCATTGTTACTCCTTAGTTAGAATGCCACCGATGGGGACACTGTTATTGCGGAGTTTACTGTAAATGTAACGCTAGAGGTAGCGATCTCTGCCACACCAGCTTGACCTATTGGAGTTAGGTTGTTTACCAAGATTGAGAATTGGTAAGAAGGGTTTGCAGCTGAAACTGTTGTGCCCTTAACTGTAATAACAGACACGGCAAGGGTCTTGCCAAATGCCTCATTTAGAGTCTGCATTACTGTGCTGTTTGCCCAGTCGTTGATAAAGTCAATGGTAAATGTGCCTGATTGTAGGCCAGCCACAAACTTGTGAGATGAGTCACCCATTGCAGTTACTTCTAGCTCATCTACGATCTGGTTGATTACTGCGCTAGTTACTAGCGAGCTAATATCGATTGATGGTGTTGTAGGCGCAGCATTGGTAGCCAACTTAACACCTACGTTATTATTTAAATAGATTGCCATTTAGTTATTCCTCGTCTTTCTTGGTTTGTGCAGTTGGTTTTGGTGCGTCTTTAATTTGGCCTGTCTTCTTCAAGAAGGCTAAGTCTTCTTCGTGTGTGCTCATTTTAACTCCAGCTCGTTAGGATTGATACGGTTATTTCTGATGTTAATAAATCTCCACTAGCTGCGTTAGTTATAGCTGGAGCGGAGACA